TAAGTTGCACGAACACCAAAGTTCAAATAGTTATAATCTGCATCGATAAATTCTGGCGTAACAGTCAAGATACTGATTGGTTTGAGAATTTCTTCTTTAAGGAAATTCTTTTCCACTTCTGTGATTTCAAATCCATCTCTTGGTTTGGCGGAAATGAATACTCTACCATATTGTGGTGGTACCAATTCTTCGCCGCCCCAAACTGTTACTGAATCGAAATATGGATACTTTTTATTAATTAATGCGATGTAGTCGTTTTTAGTTACTGCACGATTTTGTGACAAATATGCTTTAGGTGCGCTAAAACGAATACTGTCAATTGTTTCAATATCAGCACCAGCTGAAGCACTTTGGGCTGTTGTGACAGAAACGTTACTGAAACCGTCTAAACTATCAATTAGTGAAAACGTATTTGCTTTATTAGATAAAGGACCATCGGTAATCAAATAACTAATTACAACAAGATTACCATCCTCTAGTTTTTTACCGAGAACGTTATCGCCGAAGTATATTTGATATTTCCCATTATCAACTTCATCAACATAGTATACTGGGCTAGTTGCTTCAACAACGGAAGCATCTTCTGCCAACACAAACTTTTCTGTTTGTAGATTTGTTGCAGACTTTTGAATGGTAACTTCGATCGTTGATGTATCAATTCCTGTATCAGGAAGTTTAAATTTTTGTTGTGGATTTGTTAAGTCATCTACCACAAAAGTATAGATGAGTGGAACACCTTGTTTGATTACGGCATTTGGTAAAGTAAACTTACCATTGGTTTTTTCTAAAGTTTTATCTTCGAGTAAAACGAATGTGAAATTTGTTCCATTTATATTTTCGCTTCTGAAGCGTGTGAAGCGAGGAATCAAAAGCAAATTTTGATTGCTTTCGCCAACGCCAGGAGTGACCTGAACATTAACTCGAGCAATTGGCGCTACTCTTGATCTTGGCATATATCCTAAAAGTTTTGCGTGCGAAACGACAGACGATCTAAGATCAGCAGTATCCATAAACATTTCATTCGCAATCATATTTGTGTAATATGACATGTAGTGAGTGTTGTATGCAAGAATATCCATAAGAATATTCAAGCCTGCACCCTCGAAATCATAATCCGTAAATTCTGGTTTCGATTTGATGAAATTTTTCAGATTATCTTTAATGTTCTGAAATTCTAATTCAGTTATTCGAATTTTCGATTCTGCCATTTTAAATAACCTATCTTAATCTTTCTAGGAAGATGCTTACTGTTACTGGTTCTAAACGATTTACGATAAAAAACTCAATTGTGATGTTGTAGCCCTGATTATCATAATCGGACTGAACATAAACATTACGAAGTTTGACACGAGGTTCATAATTTGCAATAGTGAGTTCAATTTCTTTCTGTAATAAAATTCCCGTTTCTGCCGTCATTGGTTCAAAAAGTAAACGACGAACGTTAGATCCAATTGATGGATTAAATGGTTTTTCGAAATAGTTCAAAAGTATCAAATTTTTAACTGCGGTGACAATCGCGCGATCGCCGACCTTTCGATTTACATCTTTAGTGACTGGATTTGCGCCAAAGTTTAAATCTAAATCGGCATATGTTCTTGATACGTTTGATGTCATTTTACTACTTAAAGTTAATAGAATTATTTATTAGGTTACGCCAAACGGTGGTAGCCTTGTTTGTATAATCTATGGTTGTTGAAAGTTGCATTTTTAACCACAGTTGTGCCTGCTGGTCGGTTTCCAGACTTATTATATGAGATATGAATCCAAGGCAAACCAGATCCTGTTGTTTTATATTCTAAAAGTAACTGATCATGCGGTACGTTATCGCGGATAAAGAGGACAATATCGTAGTATTCTGATTTACTCAATCCTGGGAACTGCATATCAGCGGCTTGTCCAACCTCGTGTTGAGAACGTCCAGCCGAAGAACCTTGCGGCTTGCGGAAAGCGTTTGTAACGATCATATTTGAATATTTTTCTTTAATTGGGTCTAGGCAATTAATCGCAAGCAACTTGAGATTGCAAACGATATCGGCTTTTGTTAGCCCACGTTGCGGAATAACAGGCTGTTTTTCTACAATTGCGTTTGAGGAAAGTTTACCCAAACTCCAGTACTTGGATAGCATCATATTTGGGTCAAATTCTTGCTGATCATTTTCAATACCACACTCATTTACGCCTCTTGAGGGGGCTTTAGGTGGTTCTGTATTTGCATCGGTTGTAGTTACGTCTTTAATTTCAGATTTGTCGTAAACGCCTTTATCAATCTGCTTCTTAATCCACTCGTCAGCACCCTTTTCGCCAGCATCGAAGAAGAATGCGGCGCGATCTGCTGGGGTTGGCTCGATGAATCCAGAGGAAGGATTTCCACATTTCTGACCCGCACTCAAAACACCTGCGGCTAATGAAGAACCGTCTTTCAATCCACTTAATGCACCAGAAAGAGGACCGAGTTGTGTTTCGAAATTGGAGAATTTCGTTATGTCCTCTGTTGCAGTCAATCCCTTGGTTATATCTTTAATTGCACCAACATCGGCAGCTGCACCAGAAAGAGAAGTCGACAACGATTTAATCTCACCCATATTTTTTTCAAGATTCGCTAATCCACCGCCAATAGCCTTGAACTCAGAGAAGTTCTTTAAATCTTTAGCAATATCAGATACCTTTGAAATTTCATTAGATAAACCACTCAGATTATCACTAAATCCATTTAAACCTGCAATGCCATCTTTGAATCCACCAATTTTACTTAAATCGGTAGGTAGATCGTTAATCTTTTGCGACAATTCTAAAACCTTACTTGTAGCAGGAGAACCAGCTAAAGTTTGAATGTCGGTACTATTGTTCTTAATGTCGGTAAGATTATCGACTATTGTATTGAATTTCGATAGATTTGGTATTTTATCAGCAACTTCAGGTATTTCGGCAAGTTTATTTACAGTATCTAATACCTTGTCTAAGTTTCTGATGTTTCCGAGTTCTTTAGTTGCGTCTGAAACTTTCTTTAATTGATCAGAGGCTTCTTTAAATTTAGTTGCACCATCGAGAGTTTTAGATACATTTTGTATATCACCAAGCTGCCCTTTAAGTTGTTCTAGATCAAAACCAGCACCAAGTTGATCTTTAATCTTATCCGTAATTTCCGTTAATTTAGAAATCTCGCCAAATTTTTCTGTGATGCTATTCAGATCGCCGAGTTTGGAACTGATGTCTGTAATATTACCAAGACTATTTTGCAATGATTCAAGATTTTGCAATCCTGGTAATTTAGTTAACATATCCATTCCTGGAATATTCGCTAGGTTCGTTAAACCGCCCAACGCACCAGTTAATTGTGAAACGCTCGCAGCTACCGTTCCAGCAGCTGTAGTTGCGACTGCTGCAGCACCTGCAGCAGCATCGGCACCCGCCGCAGCTCCTCCTCCACCTCCACCACCACCTGCTGTTGGTGATGGGATAAAATCGTTTGAAACGGCAAGACCACTCTTACCAATAATGACTGCTGGAGCATCAACGTCAAGTAAGAATCCACCATTAATGCGAGTTGCAGCAAGAGAAGAAACGGAAACTTGCGCACCGCTTATCTTAACAGAACCCATTGCGTTGATTTTAACGTCTTTCTTGGCGTTCAAGTCGATAGTACAATCAGATTCAATTTTAGCGTCACCTTTCACTTTAATGTTTGCAGCGCCATCCACGGTAATGTTACATTGACCAATGACATAAATGTTATCATCGCCCATGATAACTTGATAGTTGTTTTTGACAACTTTTTCTACTTTAGTTCCTGATGGATAAATTTCATGAAATGTTCCTGTGCGATGAGCGACATGAATGCGTTCCCAATCTGGAGTATCATCAACTTCAAATACGTGACCTGATTCCGTTTCCTGAGCGTGATTATACGGATATGAAGCATTATAAGCAGGTGGCGGTTCTCTCCAAGATCCCCCACCTGCAATTGGTACTGTGACTAAATTTCTTTTACGATCAGTCAATAATGTTTTAGTAATATCTTCATTTCTTGTGAAGCGACTTGATGATGGCTCACCTGGTCGTTCTGGATTTTTCTTCGGTTCTTCGTTTTGAACTTCAACACCTGTACCATCGCTTTTATATTTTCGCGATTTAACTTTTCTTGGTATTGTTGAAGTATCTTGACGTTGATCTGAAAAACCAAAAGAGTAATTTGCTTCTTTATTATTAACACCAGGCAAAATACCCATAACAACAGGATGTTGACCATATTCACCGTCTAGGAAAAACCCGCAAACAATTTCGCCTTCCTTCGGTGCAAAGTGAGCATCATTGTTAACAGGCAACATAATCGTCGCCCATGGTAATTTTTCAGTTGGAATTTCTTGCAGATCCTCTGTGTGCCAACCAAACACACGAACCTTAACGCGACCAAGCATGGCAAGATCATTTCGGTCTTCAACTGCACCGATCCACCAAACAAATCCATCTAAACCCATGTAATCTTTTCTATTCATTTTTCGCTTTCTCTAATTCACTATTTCCAGAAGCACTGCTCAAGGATTCTGCAAACGAATCCTTCACGACTTCTAGGTGCGTTGTGTGAGATGTTGGAGTTATGACGTGCGAAACTCCCATAACGAGCATTGATCCAGAATAAAATTCATCTAGATCTTGTTGGCTTTTAGTCGACTGCGAGAATTTAGGCAAGTTTAAAGAAATAATGCTACCAACTTTAACGAGGAAGTCTCCTGGAATCGTTAAAGTAATTCGTGAGTTGTGCAACAATGCATGTTCCATACTTCTGAAAACTATCTTTTCTGCATAGTTCGGAATATCATCATAATCTGCATTCGCTGTTGTTGTGACGAAATATTTTTCAAAAGCCTCAAACGAAGTAAAGACAGAATCGCCTTTTCTGTTTGTAAAATTGTTGACAGGATATCCTTTTCCTAGAGTAGGATATTCTGGTCTGTTTGTTATGTTGAAATTGTTTACGCTGTATTGACGGCGCAAAATGTTCAAATTTTTCATGCGAGTTGCAAATCCACCATTTAACATGGTTGTGAGAGTATCATAACTTTGATTAATTGTTATGTCATTAACGCTATGAAAACTGTCGGCTGGATTTGGTACGTCCAAAACTTTTGGCATAAAATTATAAGTTTTATACACACTACCTTTCAAAATACTCTCTAATGATTTAAAATTGTAGCCGTCATAATTTTCGTAAAACAAATAAAATGATTCATTATCATTCATAGTTCTTGATGCAATAAAATTAATTGCTTGAAATGGATTCATATATGGAATAACGATATTCAATTCTCCGAATGGACTTTCAAAATTCTTTAAGTTAATTTTACTTGGATTAACTTTTAAATCTTTGCGTAAAATAGAAAGCACTGAGACGTCTGCTGGTCCTGAAAATGCTCTGCTTATTTTATATTGATTAGCAACGAAATGATCTTCTGTCGTAAAGTGTATTGAATATGCAGTTGAATTTTTATTTTTAACAATTTTGTTAGATATTTTATAAACTCTGAAATATCTCTCTAAAGGTTCGTCTAAAGAAGGTTTATCTAATATTAAATGAACAAATTCAGATCCATGAAGATCCATAGTTCCTGCGCTGTCGTTAGAATCAGTGATTAGCACATAACCCGAGATTTGAGAAGAATAGATGTCCTCGAATATTTTCAATTCGCTAAATGCAGTATAAAGATCTAAGGTTGCGCCTGTTGAAGACAACAACTTAAATGCCTTTATCTCATAGTCACCAAGTCTAAAAATACCAGTACTGTCGGACATTTTATCTCAATAAATCTCTCAGTTCATTTTCTACTTTAGCAGCATAATCAGGATTCAATATGTTTATATTTCTTCGCTTTTCATTTTCTATGAATTCATGATCATAATTCGATATAGCACTGTATGTTTCAGTACCTGTGATGATGCTGTCATCGCTTAATGTATAGTTATAATTTACCTTTATTGGTGGGCTGTTTAATGTTGGTGCACCACCTTCAAAACGGTCAGATGCGGTTTTGGTTGTAAAATTAAAAGTTTTATCTGTAACGGTGTATATTCTTTCATTAATACGACCATCAATACTATTTGATTCCTCAATTTTTACTTCATAATGATGAAGTTCGGTTTTAGCGTCCTCGAGTGAACCATATTTTGCAATGATGTAGTTATCGAATTCCTTACTGTGTAAAACCCATTCATATTTTGGATCAATGATAGAATTGGCGTATAAAATTATCCAGTGTTTTTGAGCGTCACCGTAAAAATTATAAGCAACTATTTCTGGCGTTTCGCCTTCTTTAATTTCATATTTGTAATATAAGAAAGAATTATTCAACACTT